AAGATTATGAAACAGCAGCCGAGAATGGCGTGGCTTCTGTGCCGGTTGAGCACAGAAACCCGCTGACGCGCCACGTACCGGAGGCAACGTCTTGGAACTCAACATGAGAACCCTTGACGCCTCCTGTGGTCGTTCCGTTCATTGTCAGGGTGTCTGATGTCGCCGCAGCAAGCATAGTAATACCAGCAATATCAGTAGAGATGGACACGCCACCCTGCATAATGTCGGTGGTCGTTACCTGCAGAACCAAGTCGCCCGTTTTGGTGATATTCACAAAAACCTTGTAAACATTGCCACTACCTGTTGCGGCAGGAAGTGTGAAGGTTTGCGTCGCGGCAAGATTGGATACAATAGTTTGCCCAGCATGACCGCCTTGGTTGATGGCAAGTGTCGCATCTGCAACAGATACAACGCCGTAGTTACTTAGATATGGTGAAGGCATTTTTTATCCCCTTAAGATGTGGTCAAGTCGGCAATCATGCCGCTGGCCAATTCATTGCGACAAACAAGCGTTGCCTCTGCGATAATCTGGAACTTCTCAGCGTCACCAGTTTTTGCCAGCGCCTCATCAAACATAGGCCGCAAATCAGCCCAAGCCCACATATCGCTTGCTACAACCAGAGCATCCCGAGAGCGAACGTGCCGTGATGGCTCGAAGCGCACAGCGCCGAAGTCGTGCTCGTACACGTCAATATGCGCGGTAAGCTTAGCGCTTTCGCCCTTGTCAAACCGAGTGCTTGAGCCGGTAAAGCCGGAAGCAATCTGTTTGTTGTGAGAACCAACGAATACGCAATCAGGTTTTTTGCCAGAATTGTCATAGATCGAGGCAAGCACAGTTTTGAGCTGGCTTTCAGTGAAGGCGCGTTGTGTGCCATCGGTGCGGGCATCAGTACCGTCACCAGTCGCGTCAGCACCGCCAGAACCTGCCGAAGTGTTGCTTGTCAGCCAAGCAGGCACACCGGCAAGTTCACGGCCTGTGGTGGTGTTACCGGCAACGCGGGCATTGTTCGCAAAGATAGACATTTCCATGTCAGTCTTGAGCGCCTTGCCTTTGAGCAGTTTCTGGTATGCTTGCTCACGGCCACGGCCTGCGCGGGTGGTTGCCTCAAGAGTGCCGGGAATGGTTACGGCTTTCTTGAAGATCTGCGTGTAGTTCCCCAAGCGCGTAGTTGCGGTTACAGCACCGGCGACGGTATCATCGCCCTCGATGTTGATGTTAGTTGCGCTGGGCGCATCCAAGCCATCAGTTTGCCACTCGTGGAAAGTGTTTTTCGCCTTCACCTTGCCCATCTTGGACAGGAACGGCGTATCATCCGGCGCGAGGTTATAAATCGTGTCGAAAAGGTCTTCTCGGATACCAACGGAATCGTAAGTATCAAAGCTATTGGTTGGCTGTGCCATAGGTAAACCCCTTAAGGTTTAACCGGCGCGCCCTTCCATGTATGCATTCAATGCATCATCAATAGAATGGGGCCGGTCCAGTTTGCGATTGATAGTCGCTTTTCTGGCAGCTTGCACGTCACCCTTGCTTTTACTCTTGCCGGGCTTAAGAACCTTTGGAACCTTGGATAACTTCTTTTCAACTGCCGCATTCTGACCCTTCATCGCGTCATAGCGAGAAGCTTTCTCCAGCAATACGGCCAGCCTAAAATCTACCGACCCATCATATTCTTGCTCAGTAAAACCAGCGTCCAATGCAACGTCCCTACGGCCATCGGCATTTTTAACAAACTCACCCTCGTTTGCCCATTCGGGCATTGCCACAACCGCAAGATCTGCGGTTTTAGTCTGGAAGTCACGCGATTGCGTGACTTGGGCTTGTTGTGACCTTGCCATAGCCTGCTGGCGTCCGATCTGGTCACGATCCCACTTTGCTTTGGCTACAGGAAACCCTACAGGATCGTTCTGCGCCATAAGAACCCAGTCAGGCTCTCGCTCCATGCTCTGTGCAAGTTGCTCATCAAGCAACCGTTGTTTATCCGCTAGGGCAGTGCGTTCCTGCGTGAGCGCGGCTTGATCGCTTTTACGCTCCTCTGCAAGGACTGCTGTCTTGCGGCTATAATCGGCTTGCAACTGGTATCCTTTGGCGGCATCCGTAAGGTTGACCTTGGTTTCAACGCCATTAACGATAATCGGGATAGTTAAATCACCAAAATCATCAAGCGCTAAGTGCTGGGGTTCCTCAGATACTTCCGGCTCAGGGTCGGTCGTTTCGTCAATTTCTTCTTCTGTTTCAGCTTCCGCTTGAATCTCTTCAACGTCCACTTCTTGATCAGCGTCTGGCGCTGCCTCCTCAACCTCTTCGGTTGGCCCGTCAGGCTCCGAATATTTAAGGTCGAGAACCTCTTCAATTGTTTGCGGTCCTGTTTCCAGAGTATCGCTCATGTTGAATCCTTGTTGTTATGCCTTACCTCAGAAGCCCAGATAGCAAGTCGGTTTTTAGCCCGTTCTAGGGCGTGATACTCTTGCCACTTGTTTTCCCGTTCTTCCGGGGTCTTAGCCTTTAATAATTCTTTGATAATCGCTTCCTGTGTAAATGTCAACGCACCCATGAATGTCTCATCATTCAGCGTATTGTTGGCGGCATGGGTTCGTTGGAGGTTATCAGTCATGCGCTAAAGCCCGCCCATTCACATGCTCGCCAAATTGCTTGGCCTCATCAGCCTCAATGTCAGCCGCTTTCATATCGCGGGTTCGGTCATCGGTCATAAGCATATCAAGGCGCTTGGTTTCAGCCTCCTGCCGCTTGGTTTCAGCGTCCATCTTCCGTATCTCAATCTCGGCCATTTTGGTTTGCATTTGCATTTGCGCTTTTTGCATCTCCACTTGTGCCAGCATCATAGCAGGGTCAGGCCGTGGCTCTTCCGGCGGCTTGGGCGGAATGTTAGCTGGGTCAGGGAAGAAAGCCTCAACATCCTTAAACCCGGATAGCTCGGTCATCTTGCTTAGAGTGTGGTGAATCTGCTCAGGCCCAACAAACCCAAGAGCCGCCGCCTCTTTCTGTTGGCCAAGAATCATTCCAAGCCGCTGGAATTGCACATCACGATCGCCAGTGCCGAGGCCAACGTTAATAGTCATGTCTGACCGGCTTTTCCATGTCCTAGGGTCAATATCAACCCACTCATTATTCAGCTTCATCGCAATGGACCGCATAGGCCCGGCCCGCAAGTCGGCGTGAATATCAAGGAACATCGGCGCAACCGCTGTCTCTGCGAAGATGCGAGCAATCAATAGGATTTTCTTTTGAGACGCGCCCATGAGCTGGTTGACCGTACCCTCGGCTAGAGGCGCAAGGCTATTGGCGTTCAAGCCTTGGCCGTGTTTGGTAACTCCTGTGCGCTCTTCCCGCACAGAATCAACATATTGAATACCCTGTAGCGACTGACCGGCAGAGTTGGGGACCTGCTGGTATTGAATAGAAGCAGGGCCACCAGCCACACGAATAACGCGCCCGGGTTGTGTTACGGCTAAATCTTTCTCTGTGGTATCACTCACCGAATCCTCATCAACCACAATATCTGGGTTGTTGGTCATCGTAATATTATCAATCATCTGCCTAACCAACACGGTGCGGAGCCGCTGCAAATCCTGAACAAGTTCGCCAATGCTTAGGCCATAGTGTTTATGTGGGATTGGTAATGGGCAGGCTGTATTGAATGGCGTACTGCGCACCTCCTCTATGGCGAGCTTTCCGTTACGCTTGAGAATGTCTCCACCCTCACCGCCGGTAAACACTTGCAGCAACTCGGCAACGCCATCACCATCACGGTCTGCTCGGATGTAATTCTCATAAACCCGCACCGTGCGCATAGATGTAGCCCCGCCAGCGGTAAGATCGTTCTCATCGAAACCCTCTCCGCTAAATCTAGTCTCAGCCTCTTCGCTGTCAAGCTTATCATCAACCTCCGGCAAGTCCTCAACCTGCTTACGGTCAAAGCCCATCTCAATAAGGTCGGATACTGTGCGGCTGGAGCGATGGGCCACAAACGGGCAGCCAACAAATGATAGCTTATTCCACTGCGGAGACACTAGGATTTCTTCCGGCGGCACAGGCTCAATCTTGTATTCCTTAATCTCGCTGGTTGTTTTAGCCTTGAACCCCATAGGCTCCATTGCGACCACGCTCCCAAAATCATCAAACTCAGGACCGCCCCACTGCTCAAGCAGTTCGACCTCGGCGTCATTTTGGGATTGCAACTCACCAATAATTTGGACGGCCTCATCATGGGTCAGCTCGTCATATTCCTCAATCTCAGTAACCGTGCGCTCATCCCAAAACCGCTTCACATATCCATTCTTGAGCAGCAGCGCATCGGTGAACCATGTGTAAAGCACCATGAACCCGTTATTCTGCTGGTTGAATACATAATTAACCGTGTCGGTTTCCTGCTCGGCCCCGTCAACGTCCTCAGAGCCGCGCGGCGTAAACTCAACAACGGCGTCGCCGCCATAGAATATGTCCATCAGCTCCGGCTTGATGCTCTCAATCGTGTCCCGAACATCTGTCATTACAATCTTAGAACGGTCAGCAACCTCATCCCCGTAAGGCTCGCCATTATAGCGATCCATCAAGCTAGATCGATGCTGACCTATCGTGCCATTAAGCGCACCAACTGCGTTATTCTGGTTGGCGCTGATAATGGATTCAAGCTCCGTATTCGTCATTTTAGCCATTGAAAATGTGTCTCCCGCCGTAGTTTGATATGATCTCAGAA